GGCTGATCCAGGCTAAGCCTGACCCTAAAGACGATCGCTATTTGCTTGTTTCCCTTACACCCAAGGGCCGGAACTTGATCAAACTATTGGAGGAATTAACTGGTGGCAGTACGTCAAGCGGGACCAAAGTGGAAGGCGTTTGCTGAACACAAAGGCCAACGTAAGTCCAAGACCTTTGACACCCAGCTGGAAGCACAGCAGTGGGAGGCAGCAACGCTTGCCATCTGGGGGAAGGAGGAGCGTGAAGAACGAGAGCGCCTTGAGGCTGCACCCAAGGGCACAATGGGCGATCTGTTGCGTGTGGCGCGTGGCCTTGACTGGGCCGGCAAGCACCAGGGCCAGGCTGAGGCCGCAGAACGGCTGATCCGCCTGCACTTCGGTATCACTGCCCTGCCATGCGAGATCGATGCTCGTGCGATCGACGACCTGGTGATCTGGCTGCGCAACACCGGGCCAAACGGCCACGGCTGCAGCAATGCCTCGATCAACCGCTACCTGTCAGCCCTGAGCGTGCTGCTGAAGCGTGCTCACCGGCTGGGCATGATCAACGCGGTGCCCTTGTTCCCGGAGCGCCGGCTGCTCAAGGAGGCTGAGCCTCGTGACCTGGTGCTGCCGGAGGAGTGGCTGGCCGAGTTGCTTGATGTGATGGAGAAGCGCGAGCAGCGCCTCGATGTGGCCGTCACTCTGTTCCTGTGGCACATGGGCTGCCGTGTGGGTGAGGCCCTCACCCGTGGCGACAAGGAGGGCCTGCTGTGGGATCGAGTCAACCTCGAGCAGAAGACGATCAGCTTTGTGAAAACCAAGGGCTGCATGCCCCGTCGTCTGCCCATGCCGCGGCCAGTGCAGGCGCTTATGCGTCAGCTCCGTGGACAGGACCCGCAGCGAGTCTTTCCGCTCAGTTACAAGTCCTACCTCAGCCACTACGGCGAGGCTGTGCACGAGGTGTGCGATCGCATGGGGCTGAGTCCATCGATCCGCAAGGAATGGTGCATCCACACGTTGCGCCACACCTGCCTAACCAACCTGGCGAGGAAGGGGTGGAACGCCAGCGCTATCCAACAGTGGGGCGGCCACAAATCGCTGCAAGTCACGCAGCGGTACGTTCACCACTCAGCTATTGCACTGGAGGAGCTCGTGGACTGTTAAACGGTGTCCAGCGTGTGAGACTGAGTTGCGGGCAGCGCAACTACCATGCGCAACAAAATCGCCCAAAACCCAGTGGGAGCGTGCCGGAATTGGTAGACGGACTCGACTCAAAATCGTGGATAAGATTGCCACGAGTCAACTACCGGGCCACCACTGGGATCCTCACTGAGATCCCTGAGAATGACAGGTCAACCGTTAAACGGTGGCAAGCAACTCGATCGCAACGCCTACCAGGAGCAAACCGAGCTCGAATCGTGGTCTAAATCCACAGGTGCAGGGCGAATACTTGCGGGCAAATGGGAGAAAGGAGCAGCCGGAACACTCGGCAGCCGTCTTGCCCGCGAATACCTCAAGCAAGTAATCGAAACCTATCGGCGTTCAAAGCATCAGCCAGGCCGGCAGGCCCTGATCTGGGAGCTGATGCACGACGAGAAGGCCGTGGTGCAGGTGGCTCTGGAATCGCTGTTCTGGATCCTGGGCAACCTGCATGACGAGCGTTCGTACAACCAGGTCTGCAGCCAGCTTGGGAAGCGTGCTGAGTACACCCTGTGGCTGACGCATCCGGTGTGGAAGCACAGCTGGCATCTGAAGGGGCTGCGCCTGGCCAGCAACGGCGACATGGGGATGAACCTGCTGCTGAAGCGCCTGAAGGACAAGGGCTTTCACAAGGCAGCCCTGTACAAGGAGCTCAGCCACGTTGAACGCATCGCCCTGGGCGCTTTCTTCGTGGAGTGCATTGCGCAGTGCACTCGTCTGATCGAGCTGCAGGTGTCCGGCACCGGCAAGAAGCGATGCAAGACCGTGCGGTTCACGCCCATGTACTGGGAGTTCCTGAGGCGGTGGAAGGACCACGTGGTGATGTTCCGCCCGCTCCACATGCCGATGGTGTCCCCGCCGCGGCCCTACACCGACGCCCTGGACGGTGGGTACGAGACGATCCGCATGCCGGTGAGCACCGTGGATCCGCTGCTGTTCGAGCGGCAGTTCCGCAAGGCCAAGCCCAGCGTGCTGGGTGCGCTGAACATCCTGCAGTCGCAGGCCTACCGGCTGGATCACGCACAGATCGATCTGCAACGCAGCTGCTGGGAGCTGGGGCATGGGGTGGGAGACCTGCCCAAGCGGGAGCGGATGCAGCGCCCGTCAGACAAACGCTTCAAGCAGGAGAAGCTGGGACCTGAGGCGTACTGGCGAGCGCACTGGGAATGGAAGGCTGACCAGCGGAAGGATCCGCAGCGCAGCCGGTTTGTGAACGGGCTGGTGGCCTACGAACGCGTGAAGGCTTTCACAAATCTTTATCTGGTCCACCATCTTGACCACCGGGGCAGGATCTACAGCCGCGGGTCGCAGCTCAACATCCAGGGCGGTGACGTGTACCGCTCGAGCTTCCGCTTCGCTCAGCGGGGGCCGATGAAGGGCAATGAGCACTCGTTTGCCTGGTCTCTTGGTGAGGCCATGGCACTGCCACCTGATCAGGAGGTGCGAAAGCGCTACCTGCTCGAGCACAGCACGGTGATCCGTGACGTGGGCCTGGATCCGCTAAGCAACGTCGCCTTCTGGGCCGGCCACAAGGAACCGTGGCGGTTCATCCAGCTGTGCCGTGACTGGGCCCAGTACATGGATGATCCGGGCTACACCACGGGCACCATCCACTGGCTGGACCAGACCAGCAGCGGCTACGGGCACGCCGCCTGCTTGATGCTGGACCGGCAGCTGGCCAAGTTCACCAACGTCATCGGCAAGGCGCCGGCTGATCTGTACGCCGGGGCCGGCAAGGTCACAGAGGCCAGGCTCAGGGCGCTGCTGCGTGACGAGGAAGACCCCAAGCGGCAGCAGATCCTGCAGTGGTGGCTGGACTTCAAGCCCACACGAAAGCTGTGGAAGCAGGTGTTCATGCCACTCGTGTATGGCAGCACGTTCGTGAACATGCAGGAGACGATCACGAACTACCTGCGTGATGAGCTGGCCAACTTCCTGACACCGGAGGGGCTGCGGATTATCGAGCTGGCCAAAGTGCTGGCCGCTGAGGCCTATGCCGTCAGCAAAGAGGTGATGCCTGGTGTGCTCCAGCTGCAGCGATGGCTCGTTCACCTGGCAAAGCTGCAAATGGATGCTGGCTACAGGCCCCACTGGTACACACCAGACGGTCTGCTGGTGGAGGTGTATCACAGCGTGACAAGCGAAGACGAAGTGCGGATGGTGCTGACGAACAGGACAGTGAGAGTGCAGGCAAGAACGAACGAGGGTGCGCCGATCGACAAGAAGCGATCAGCCAAGGGAATTGCGGCTCACTTTGTACACAGCCAAGACGGTGCGTTCCTACGGAAGTTCGTGAACCACTGGCACGGCTACGGCTACCCCATCAGCACTGTGCACGACTGCTTTGGCACGACTGTGGATAAGGCAGAGACGATGCGTTGCGAGCTCAACGACCAGTGGCACCGCTTCTACAGCGTGGACTACCTGACCTTTCTGCAGGGGTACGTGGCGGCACTGACGCAGGCCAAAGCCCCTGCACCACCTTGCGTTGGCGACCTGGACCGGAACGAGATCGGAGAAAACCCTTTTCTCTTTGGTTGACACGTGGCAACAGTCTCACTATCATCTGTCAGCCGGCAGCGCAGCAGTCAGCTGCATGACCCATAAGCCCGGCACATCCACGCAACTCAACTAACTCGTGACATCACGTCTTACACCCATCGGCACCATGGTCTGGGGCAGCCTGATCGAACCCGGAGAGAACCGGGTAAGCGGCGAAATGCAGTGGGACTTAGGCCTTGTCTGCAATGAAGAGGAGTGCCAGCCGTTCTTTGCTGCAATCGAAGAAGTGCTGGCCGACGCACGCGCCCGCGACGTCAGGTTCCCCCGTGACAACAAAGGACTGCTGCTGCCTTTCCAGCCGGCAATGAAGAAGAACGAGGCCGGCGAGCTTGAGCCACTGGAAGGCATGGTCACGCTGAAGCTCAAGCGCAAGCGCATGGTGAAGCGCCGGGGCGGATCCGAGCGTATTCAGAACACCCCGCCTCGCATCTATGACAGCGACGGCAAGCTCGTGCAGGTGGCCGAAATCCCCCGCGGGAGCAAGGGCAAGGCTGTCTACGACCTGTACGCCTACAACACCGCTGGTTCCAAGGGCGTTGCCATGGGGCTGCAGGGATTCCAGATCGTCGAGCTGGCTGAGCGAGGCGAGTCCCTGCCTCCGATCGAAGGCGGCTGGCGCGCCGAGACCGAACTGGATCAGCTGCTGCAGGCTGGTGCTTGAGCACTTCAACCGGCATCGGCCACGTCGGCAGCCGGGTGAATACCGTTCAAAGCTGGAGGAACAAGTAGGTGCAGCCCTGGAGAGCCAGGGCCACACCTACCAGTACGAATCGGAAAAGTTCCGGTATGTGCTGCACAAGAAGTACACACCCGACTTCCGAGTTGGCAACGTGTACATCGAGGTCAAAGGCTGGTGGCCTCCAGCTGAACGCACCAAGTTCTTGGCAGTGATGCTCTCCAATCCAGGGCTACCGATCTTCGTGGCCCTTCAACGTCCCTTTGCGACGTTGAGCAAGAAGAGCAACACCACCTATGCCGAGTGGTGTCAGAAGCATGGAATCGCCTGGTCTCCAATCCCTATCCCCACGGAGTTCTTGGACCAATGGCTGGATGGACAAAGACCCACATTCCATGTCCCGCGCCGGACTGCGGCAGCAGTGACGGAGCTTCCATTGATGACAAAGGAGTCATCCACTGTTTTGTATGCAATCGAAACCTAAACCCAGACGGCACTCCATGGAGCCCAATGCAAACCAAGCACCGTTCAGCGGCAAGCTACCTCGATAGCTACCGCTTGAAGAACGAGGCCCCAATGAGCCTCAAAGAACTGCCCCGCCAAGACCAACCCCTCCGGCTTCGGTCTGGCGAGGCATTGGAGATCCCCTCGCGCAGGCTAGAGCAACTCACCTGCAAACGGTACGACTACATCATCGGGTCGTACAACAATCACGAGGCGCAGCTTGCTAACTACAGAGACAACGACGGTGCCGTCGTCGCTCAGCACATCCGCTATGGCGACAAACAGTTCTCGTGGATCAGGCCGAAGGGCGCCAAGCTTCAACTGTTTGGTCAGCACCTAGGTAGCGACGGCGTGCTCGTCATCACCGAAGGTGAGATCGACTGCATGTCCGTCTATCAGGTCATGCACGAGTGGGGCTTTCACCGGAAGTTCTGCGTGGTCTCCATCGCAGACGGTGCATCAAGCGCCAAGAAGAACGTCAGCGAACAGATCGCATGGGTGATGGGCTTCGATCTGGTCGTGCTCTTTATGGACCAGGACGAGCCAGGCCAGAAGGCTGCCAAGGCGCTTGCTGAGATCATCGGACCCAAGGCCGCCATCGTTGGCAACTTCCCTTACAAGGACGCCAACGAAGCGCTCGTGGCGGGCGATGACAAGGCCATCCGCGAAGCCATCCGTACAGCCAAGCGCCACCGGCCGGACACCATCGTTCACGCGCCGGACCTGCTCGAGAAGATCCTCAAGCCTGAGCACCGTTACGGCCTGCCCTACCCATGGGATGGCTGGAACAACATGACCGAAGGCATGAAGCCTGGTCAGCTGGTGATGATCGCCGGCGGCACCGGCATCGGCAAAAGTCTGTTCACCCGCAGCATCTGCCTCAACCTGTGCCGGCAAAACGTCAAGTGCGCCTACATCGGACTAGAGGAAAGCTGTGAGACCAGCCTCGAGCGAATGCTCAGCGAGGTGCTGGGCTTTGCACCTGGCTTTCACCTCGACACGGCTGATGAGCGAGCGAGGCGGGAGCCAGACAAGATCATCGCTGCGCTCAACACCTTTGCCGAGAACCTGTTCTTGCTTGATCAGTTTGGGAGCGAAGACTTTGACCGTTTTGTTGCCACCGTTAAACACTACGTGCTGGGCGAACAATGCCAGGTTGTCTTCCTTGATCACTTCTCTCTGCTTGCTGATGGTATTTCGCTTAACACTGATCAGCGTCGGGCGATTGATAAGTGCATCAAGGATCTCAAGACGTTATGCGTCGAACTCAACTTCACGATGGTCGTCGTATGCCACCTCTCCCGAGGCAGTGGTATTGGCCCATCTCACGAAGAAGGAGGCGAGCCAACTCTTGCGGAGCTTAGAGGGTCACACAGCCTGGCCCAAATCCCCGACTTCGTGGTGATGTTGCAGCGCAATCCGCGCGCAGACAACAAAGTCGACGCCAACACAACCAACTGTTGGCTGAAGAAGAACCGCGTGAAAGGAGAGTTAGGTCTTATGTCTCGCCTGCAGTTCCTGGAGTCATGTCGTTTCCATGAAATCAACACGTACTGAAATCATCAGCAACGAGGGCTACAACCCAATCAACAGAGGCATCACTTTTTCCGATAACCCCAAGCACCCGCTATGGAAGATCATTGTCCGATTCGACAAGACACCCCCAATGAAGGAGGTAATCAGAGCCCCGTCACATCAGACAGCTCTGGCATTTGCGAGACGCAAGTATCCGGAGGCGAAAGCTGTGGACTACGTGGGCAAGGCTGTCCCGACCCCTGGCCAGAGCGGGGTGGGCTTCTGACTGATGAAGAGCTGAACGCCACTGGACACCGCAGCATCAGCGTCACGTATCTGACTGAGCTACACCAGATCGCTATTCACAAGTTCAACCACAGCGACAGCGACTTTTCGCTTGGCTTTTGGAACGGTTACGGCTGTGCCATCAAAGCTGTGCTCGAAAAGCTGGAGGACTTTTCATGAGGTTCATCGAGAAATGCACAAGGGCCTATTGGGGGGCTGAGTTCAATGATCACACCCTTGATGCTGCTGATCGGATGCGGCGTGTGCTGTCTCTGGTTGCGCAGGAAGTGGAAGCGATGGCGCCGTCAAAGACGGTCGCCAAGATATGCCACCTTCAATGTATGGAGATTGCTGACATGCTACGAAGAATTAGCGATGAGTAAGCATGAGCTGCTAGTGGAGTGCATTGAACGCGACGGGTTCGAGCATCTGTATGTCGGCTATGCCGATGGCGCGTGCCAAACCTTCTACACGCTGGAGGAACTGAGTGAATGGTTTCAGAGCAAGGGCGTGCCTGACGACAGTGAGTTTTGGCAACAACTACAACTCCTTGACAACGAATGACTGACACAACCACAGCAACAGAGAAACCGATCGACGTCACACGTGCATCTGTGATCAGCTTGCTGGTCGCCGCACGCAAGCAGATCAACGACAACCGTGGCAGCCAGGCTGAGATCTGGTGGGATGGCTACATCCGCGCCATCGAGCACGTCCTTGAAATGGACGGACAGTAAACCCACAACACTGACTGAGATGCCACTTAATCAAATGACGCCCGACTGCCCAGGCTGCGGGGCGTGGATCACAAAGGTGATCCTGACCAAGTTCGACGATGAATGCCAACACGTGGTGCGTCGCCGCCACTGCGAATACTGCGGCCATCGCTTCTACACCAAACAGTTTCACGAGACGGTCGTTGACGTGAAGTGGAGCTCAGGCAAGGGCGGTAAAAGCACGATCCCCAAGGTCGTCAAGGACCTGCCCACCAAGTTCAAGGGCCACATGTCTGAGCCCCTGTCAGCAAAGCCCAAGTCAGTACAAGCAGCATGAAGATCGCAATCGATTCCGACATGCTTCTGTTCCGCGCAATGAGCGCGACGGAAGTAGAGATTGAACTAGAGGCTGAGGTGTGGACCCGGCACAGCGAACTGCCCCATGCCAGGGAGATGTACTGGGAGCAGTGCGAAGCGTGGTGCGATCTCTTCGAGTGCAAGCTCGACGATCTGCTGCATTGCTTTACGGACCGCAGCACATTCCGGAAGGAAGTGGATCCGAGCTACAAGGCCAACCGCAAGAGCAAGCCAAAGCCGATTGGGTTCAAGGCGTTGAAGAACCAGTTCCTTGAGGGAAGCGGCGCCTGGCTTCACAGGCAGATCGAGGCCGATGACTTGCTTGGGATCTTCGCCACGATGCCTGACCTGAAAGAGGAAGGCGTTGTCATCGCAACGCTAGACAAAGATCTCAAGCAGATCCCAGGCATACACGTCTGGATTGACAATGAACCATACGAGGTGACACCTGAAGATGCAGAACGATTCACGTACCAGCAATACCTGGTTGGAGACGCAACCGATGGCGTCCCTGGATGTCCGGGTGTGGGTGCCGTCACGGCGGAGCGAATCGTCCAGAAGCTCGACCTCTCACAACCTGTGGATTGCTGGGAAACGATTGTTCGGACGTATGAGGAGGCACAGAGGAAGAAGAACGTTGATCTATACGACGCACATGAATACGCACTACGACAGGCGAGACTGGTAAGGATCCTGCGTTACGGCGACTACAACTTCACAACACACGAGGTCAAGCTATGGAATCCCCCGACGCGCTAAAGAGAATCATCGGCCAGCAGATGACAGATGAGCTGTTGGACGCACTAGATCAGTTGTTTCCAGAAAAGACTCCGGAGCTGACTGACTCAATAGATCAGGTTCGGTACGCTTCTGGACAGAGATCAGTCATTCGTTTCCTCAGGGGGTTGATCAATGGCTAAGAAGGGCAAGAAGACGCCGCGGGTCAACACCAATGCCGGCGTCAATCCAATGCGTGCCCCGGCAAGGAACACGCCGCAGGTCAACACCAATGCCGGCGTCAATCCAATGCGTGCCCCGGCAAGGAACACACTCAGCTCACAAGTTCGCAGCGCCGGCTCTGTACTCACCAGCAGAGAAGCTCAGACCATCGCCAAAGACACGGGCAAGACCGTTGCTCAGGTCATGGCCAGGGCGCAAGACAAGGGTGTTGCCCTGGGCGCTGCCCTGGTCAACCAGTTCAACGCCGGCAAACTGGGAGTCAATACCAGCAACTTGGTTCCAGTCATTGGGAACCTGAGCGTTGCCCCTGGCCAGAACAAGGCGACCACCCAAGCACTGCAGACCCTGGCCCCACTGGCCAATCTGCAGATGAACAAGGGCACCGCCTATTACGGGTACAGCACTACCAATACTCCGTCGCAACAGACAAGGACCGTCAACGGTGGCGGCACTTACACGCCAGCCAGCACGACGTACAACCCGATTGTCCTGCCACGCAACACGGGCACCGGCAGCAACACAGGAAGCGGGGCCAATGCTGGGAATGGCAACGGCAACAAGAATGATCCGTATCAGGATCTGCGTGATCAGATCGATGCAGCACAGCAGACGATCAACGATCTGCAGAACAAACAGGTTGACCCGTACCCCAACCTTGACGAACTGATTGCACAGCAGCAAGCGCAGGCTGCGGCCCAGCAAGAGGCCATGGCTGCTCAAGCTGCGCAACAGCAGCAGGCACTGCGGGACTTGATGATCCAGCAGCAGCAGGCCTACGAAACACAGATGGCTGATGCTCGCCGTCAGCAGGAGGCCATGGCTGCTCAGGCCGCAGAGGCACAGCGCCAGGCCATGGCCGTTGCGAATGCGCGGGTCCCTGGTCTCGAGCCAACGGCCACGGCACCAGCGCTTGGTGATGGAAGGAAAGCAACTCGCACTGCTGCCACCAACACGTTGTCCAACCTGGCGATCTTGACCGGGCTTGGCACTAGCGGCGGTGTCACAGCCACACCTGCAGCTTCAACTGCCACTCCCCTCGCCGGCCTGCAAATCGCATGAACACCACTGCTGCTTCTCGCTGGCGTGCTCTGGAGCTGTACCGCTCTCTGTACCTGCGCCGTGCTGTGGATGGGTCAGCTCTGACCATCCCCACCCTGATTCCGGAGACTGACCAGAACCAACCTGTCTCCGGCCAAACCCACAACAGCATCCCTTCGCTTTACCAAGGTGCAGGAGCCCGCGGCGTAAGCAGCCTCAGCGCAAAGCTGTTGCTTGCCCTGTACCCACCCAGCCAACCCTTCTTCCGCCTGGCCATTAACAAGGGCGCGATTGAAGCGTTTGTGCAGGAGAACGGTGGCGATGTGCAGAACATCATGTCCACCATGGATGTGGCGCTAAGCGACATGGAGCGCCAGGTGCTGCAGAAGCTGGACAGGCTGCAAGCCCGGCCCGCCATGTTCGAGGCGGTGAAGCACTTAATCGTGGGCGGCAACGCGCTCCTCTACATCGGGGAGGACAGCATCCGGATGTACAGCCTCCGGTCCTTCTGCGTTGACCGCGACCCTGAGGGGAACGTCACTGAGGTCGTGGTGCGCGAGCAGGTGGCACATCAATACCTGCCCCCTGGCACGGCCGGCAAGGAAGGCAAGGAAGAGGGTGAGCAAGACGATCGAGAAGACGTCTACACCCACGTGACGATTGATCCGCAGCAAGACCGTGTGGAGTGGTATCAGGAATACGACGGCAAGCGCATCAAAGGATCAGCGGGCTTCAGCCGTCTGGCCACTAACCCCTGGATCGTTCTGCGCTTGCACCGGATCGCAGGTGAATCGTATGGCCGCGGCCTGGTCGAGGAGTGCATTGGTGATCTTCAGTCACTTGAAGCGCTGAGCAAGGCAATCGTTCAGGGCGCATTGATCAGCGCCAAGGCGTTGTTCCTGGTCAACCCCAATGGCACGACCCGTGCAGACGTGCTGGCCAGGGCCGAGAACGGGGCCATCGTTGCAGGCAACGCAGCTGACGTGGAAGCACTGCAGGTGCAGAAACAGAACGACTTCGCTACCGCACTGCAAACCATGCAGCTGCTCGAGCGCAGGCTGCAGTTCACCTTCCTCACCAACGAGGCGGTGCAGCGTGACGCGGAACGCGTGACAGCAGAAGAGATCCGCCTGATGGCAGAGCAGCTGGAGCAGGGACTTGGTGGCGTGTACAGCGTCCTGAGTGCAGAGCTCCAGTTGCCGTTGATCCGCCGCGTGATGTTCATGATGGAGCGCAGCGGTGAGCTGCCACCTATCCCGAATGGGCTGGTGGATCCTCAGATCACGACTGGCGTGGAGGCCATCGGCCGCGGCAACGACAAGCAGCGGCTGACCATGTTCCTGCAAACCATTGCAGCCAGCATTGGGCCTGAACAGTTCTTGCAGTACATCAACCCGTCAGAACTCATCCGTCGTTTTGCAGCGTCTGATGGCATCGACATTGCGGGCCTAGTGAAAACAGAAGAGGAGATACAAGCTGAACAGTCACAGGCGCAACAAGTAGCATTAGCGCAACAACTTGCACAAGGAGCTATCCAGAGTGGAGCAGCAACCGCGCCGCCGCCGAATGAGGGAGCTCAACCTGCAGGCGCAGCAGGGCAACCAGCAGGAGAGCCAGCAGGAATCAACGCTTGACAAACCATTGACACTGGGCAAGGGTCAACACATGTCGCCACTGCCTGACGGTGGCTACATGATCATCACTGACGGATTCGATCGTGCCTGAAATCATCACAGGTCAAGACGACAGCAGCAGCTACGAAGCATCAGGCGGAGCCGACGAGGCTGCACGTGTTGAGGCCGCCCGCGCTGAGCTCTACGACGAAGCCAATGGCTTCGAGAGCGGAACAGGCGAACTGCTGCTGGGCAAATACCGCTCAGCCGAAGATCTCGCTGAGGCTTACAAGAGCCTGCAGGCTGAGTACACCAGGTTGAAGACCGGCGGTCAGGCACCCGAGCCCCAAACCATTGAGGCCACGAGTGACGACAGCGAAGAAGAGCCAGCCGAACAAGGCCAAGCCCCTCAGATTGATGAGGCGACCGCGACTGCAATCCAGCAGCGCGTGCTCGAGATGGCTGGCGGAGAGGACGGTTACAAGCGCCTGGCTAACTGGGTAGCTGGCAACCTGCCGGCTGACCGTGTGAACGCTTGGAACGAGGCGCTGGCCCAGGGGAACGAGGGTCAGATTGTGACTGCACTGAAGGGGTTGCAGTACGACTACATGATGGCCAACGGCTATGAGCCAAGGCTGACCGGTGGCCGAGCACCCAGCAATGAAGTGCGTGGCTACAGCTCAGAGGCGCAGGTCGTGGAGGCGATGAGTGACCCTCGTTATTCAGGCGACAACCCTGACCCGGCATACATCCGTGAAGTGGAGCGTCGTCTTGCAGCGAGCAATGTGTTCCAGACTCGTTGACGTGGAGTAATAATTGAGGCAGATCAAACAACCAAATGATCTGCCCCCTGGGCCCGGTGCGCCGATACCCCAGTAGCGCGACGTTGGCGGAGCAGAGCTCCAACTGTTGATCACCCCGTAAACCCTCAACAAGGAGACCGAAGGTGGCAGCACCCGACGTAACCCTGTCCAGGCCCGGTGTAATTAACAACGCATCCGGCACCTGGGCACAAGACAATGCCCTGTTCCTGAAAGTCTTTTCGGGAGAAGTGCTCTCCGCTTTCCAGCGGAACTGCATCTTCAAAGGAATGGTGCAAGAGCGCACCATTCAATCTGGCAAGAGCGCTCAGTTCCCCGTGACTGGCCGCTTCCTCGCTCGCTTCCACACACCTGGGAAGCAGATTGAGGGCCAAGGCAACATGGCTCAGAACGAAGTCGTCATCAAGATCGACGATCTGCTGATTGCAGACGCCGCTCTGTACGACCTCGACGAAGCCAAGAACCACTTTGACATTCGCTCGATCTACAGCCGCGAACTGGGCCAAGCTCTTGCCCGTGCCTATGACCGCCGCTTGGCTCGTGTGCTCACCCTTGGCGCACGTCAGAGCACCTCTGACCTGACCGCCAACCTGCCGACCGGCCTGACTCCCGACCAGGCTGCCCGCACCGGCACTCGGGTGAACATCAACAAGGCCACCCCTACCGCCGACGACTACGTGGCTGCAGTCTTTGCAGCTGCCAAGGCACTCGACGAGAAGGACGTGAGCGCTGATGGTCGCGTTCTGGTCTGCAGCCCCGAGGTGTACTACACGCTGATCCAATCCAGCCGTGCAGTGAACTTCGACTTCAACCAGCAAGGCGCCAATGGCTCCTACTCCAAGGGGCAGATCAGCCAGCTGGCAGGGTTCAGCATCTACAGCAGCAACCACATCACGCAGGGCAACGTCACTGCACCGACCGGTGAGCAAGGCTTCACCTGGAACGGCAGCGACACTGTGCTGTCGTCTGTGAACATGAGCGACACCAAGATGCTTGCCTTCCAGAAGGGCGCAGCTGGTGCCGTTTGTCTGCGTGGTATCTCGATGCAGATGACTGGCAACGACTACAACGTCATGTACCAGTCCACTCTGATGGTGGCCAAGTACGCATGTGGCTTCGGCTACCTGCGTCCTGAAGCCATCGTCGAGATCCACAACACTGTGGCCTAGCCCTTAACGGGTGGACGTTACAGAATGAGGGGCAGCAATGCCCCTCTTTTTTATGGCTATCGAAGTTGACGGTGTTGAGCTGAATGTCAGCTGGGCAGAGGATCAATCAGTCGAAGCCGTTGCGGTGACAACTGATGCACCTGCTGAGAAGCCAGACTTTGCCGCGATGAAGAAGGCAGAGCTGATTGAATACCTGGCTCCCAATGGGGACGCCCTGGACACCAGCATGACCAAAGCTGACCTGATCAAACTGGCTGAAGAACTATTTGCCGCCCGCGGCTGAGGGAAACAATGACCGAGCTGGAAGCTGTCAACACGTTGCTGAGCGTGATCGGTGAAGCACCGGTTGACAAGCTCAGCGACATCTCAATCAACGAGATCACCGACTCAGCTCTTGCTCGCAAGACGTTGGGTGAGGTGTCTCGTGATGTTCAAGCTGAGGGCTGGAGCTGGAACACGGACTGGAACGTGCCGCTGACCAAGACGTCAGTGAACGAGTTCGTGCTGCCCAGCAACACGTTGAGCGTGCAATTCAGCCCCAACCGCTACCCAGACAAGCAGTACGTGCAGCGTGGCCTGAAGGTCTATGACAGGGCAAAGCGGACGTTTGCCTTCGGGGCAAGCATGAGCGCGTCCCTGATCGTGGACTACGTGGTCAGCCAGCTGAGCTGGGACGAGCTTCCCCACACAGCACAGCAGTACGTCACCATTCGTGCTGCTCGGATCTACTCCGACCGTTACCTGAACAGCAACGCGATCTACACCTACACCGCTCAGGATGAGGAGTACGCCAGGGCGATGCTGATCCGTGACGAGGAGCGGGGGCTGAGCAACAACTTGCTTTGGGGCAATGACCGTGGCGTTGGCCAAGGCATTGGCTACATCCCTTCTGATGGCCTTCGTTACCGAGGTGTGTGATGCGTCGTAAGTCCAACGTCACCGGCACTCGTCGGGCACCATCGAGCCTGATCCAGGGCAAGCTCGACACACTGACCCAAGGCGTCAGCCAGCAGCCTCCACACCTGCGTCTGCCAGGGCAAGGTGAGCGGCAGGTGAATGCCTACAGCTCGCCGGTGGAAGGACTGACGAAGCGAGCCCCGACGATGTACGCGGGCCGGATCTTCGACACGTTCTTCCAGGACCTGTACTCGGAGATGATGCCGGTCGTTGGCGATGAGAACTACAGCGTCACGCTGACACCAGTGGGTAGCACCACTGAACTGCGGATCCTGCTGAACGGGCTGACCTGCAAGTTGGACGTGCATGGCACAGGCATGACGGTCAACGCTTCGCCGTATGAGCGAATCGTCGGTGACAGCACCAGCTACATCCATCACCTGACGGACCTGTACAAGAAGTACGTCCTGATCAACAACGGGCCTTTGGGCCTGCTTCTGAACAGAGAGAAGAGCACAGCCTTGTCGTCGGCCACCGTGGCCGCGGCCAAGACCGACGCAATGATCTTCGTGCAGGGCGTGACCTATGACGTCAGCTACGTCGTCACCCTTGCAGGAACGGCGCTGACGGCCGTGACCACGCCCAAGGTCACTGACACCAACAACACGATCAGCACTGCGACGGTGGCCTCCGGTCTGGCCACACGGATCAATGGCGTGTCGGGCTACACGGCGACCGCCAATGGCGCTGTGGTGCTGGTCAGCAAGAACGACGGTGGGGCGTTCACCCTGCAGCTGGATGACAGCCGCTCAAACACGCTGGCCCGCGTCATCCGTGGCAGCGTCTCGACCTTCTCCCAGCTGCCAGCTCGAGCATCCAACGGGTTCATCGTGAAGATCGACTCGGAGCCGGCGAACGCACAAGACGACTATTGGGTGAAGTTCGTCACCAATGACGGCAGCAGCTTTGGTGAGGGCACATGGGTAGAAACACTCAGCCCTGGCCAGAAGTACAAGCTGGACGAGAACGCCATGCCCCTGGTGGTCTACCGGGCAGCAAAGCAGGTCTTCTTTGTGGGACCTGCTGACGGCGCCACCAGAAGCGTCACGCACAACAGCATCACCTACACCTATACGTTCCCGAGCTGGGGACAGAGAACGGCTGGAGACGAGACCACTGTGCCGACGCCAAGCTTTGTCGGGCAGCAGATCAAGGACCATGTGCTGTTCCGTGGCCGCTATGCAATCTGCGCAGGCGAAAGCGTTGTCTTGAGTGAAACAAATGACATCTTCAACTTCTTCCCTGACACATCAGTCGCTGTACTGGAGACAGATCCGATTGATCTGCGGGCGTCATCCGAAACCAGCACACGCTTGAACTGGCTGCTGCCAGTGAACGAGACACTGCTGGCATTCAGCAACAACAGTCAGTTCCAGATCAGACCTGCCGACGTGGACGTACTGACGCCACGCACCGCCACGATCTTGCGCTTAAGCAACATCCTGATGAACCCTGACCTGCGACCCAAGATCGCCGGCCCGGTAGTGCTGTTTGCAACCAACGAGTTCAACTACACAAACTTCAGAGAGTTTCAGTTTTTCGAGACGCAAACTCGGCGACTTGGCTTGAACCTGGGAGGCAGCCTGAACCTGACGGCATCCGTGCCGAAGTACATCGACGGACTAGCCAGCCACTGGGACGTAGGCGAGACGGTTGACATGATGGTATGCCGCACGCCAAACGACAAGAAGAAGCTCTATGTGTACAAATACTTGTGGCAGTCATCAACCGACAACCTTGGTAAAAGCCAGGCCAGCTGGAGCGAGTGGACATTTGATGGTGACATCATCTGGGTCAAGTTCATCGGCAACGAGCTGTGGTTCCTCATGTCGTATCCAGACGGAACCTACAGCTGCTTTATGAACAGCGAGGAACTGGATCAAGTCAGCAAACCGACCATTCATATGGATCGCCTGCTGATGTACCCAGAGTGCAATAGCGACTCCACCACAACCAATAACGTGGCAGCGAGTTTTAACGCGGCCACAAACAAAACCACATTCACACTGCCATATCAAATGCAGGGTAAAACGACGATCGTGACACGGACAGATAACAGCGGGCCAAAGATGTACGAACTGGGCAGCGGCACGACAGGCACCACAATCACCTGTGCAGTGCCGGGCGACTGGAGCAGCTCAAAGCTGGCAATCGGCAGGCGCTACAAGATGGAGTACGAGTTCACCAGAGCATTCGTTCCCGCCAGAGATCAAGCCAGGTCACGAGTGGTTGGAGAGCAAGCCGGCCGCCTTCAGGTCGCCACCTGGCAGATAAACCACTTTAACACAGGCTTCTATGACGTAGTGGTAAAACGCAACGGCAGGAGTATCGACAGCCGTTACGAGTACAGAAGCCGTGCTCTTAACGTGCTCAACAACACTCTGACAACTGAAACAAAGTTCGTTGACACAGGCTCATTCCGCGCACCCGTATATAGCAAGAACCTGGAGTGCAGAGTTATCGTTGAGAGTGACAGCTACTTGCCCGTGACGGTGACAAGCGCCATCTGGGAAGGCAACTACAACGATCGTTCCAGGAGCGTGGGCTGATGGCATTTCCTATTGGCGCCGTCATTGGAGCTGTCGCCGGGATCGGCTCCTCAATCTTTGGTGCGGCCTCGGCAAAGAGCCAAGCCGATGCGCAGTACAAGGCCGCTGAGAAGCAAGCCAAGGCCCGCTTCAGGCGGGACAAGCAGGAATATCGCCTGGCCAACTTGGCGGCCAAGACGCAGTGGTGGTGGGACAAAGCCCGTGTCGAGCAGCTGCGCTTCAACGAGCGGCAAAAGGCATCGGACTACAAGGCGAACCAGTCGCAGATGCTGGGCGCCGCATCGCAGCAGCTGAGCTCTCGGATCGGAGAGATCACCAGCCGCGCTGCCCTGGAGCAGAACACGGAGTTCGCCAAGGCATCGGTCGACTACCCGTACCGCATGCAGGCCCTGGCGATCGACACGCTGGAGACCACCAGGCAATACCTGAACCAGGTCAACCAGACGGCACTCGAGAGCGCACAGACCACCAGCAAGCTCAACAAGGACACCGAGGAACTGGTGCAAAGCCTTGCGCTGGAGGAGCAGCGTGACTACCTGGGCTGGCAGCTGAACAAGATTGCCGCCCTGGTGGAGGACAGTAAATCGGGTGCTCGTGGTGCTGACCGCCAGGGCGGAGGACAGACCGGCAAGCTGCTGATGATGCAAGCTGCCAAGCAGCTCGGCCAGCGCTGGGGCGAGCTGGAGGTGAATGCCACCTCACGCAAGGTGCGCCTGGGCCTGCTGAACAGCACGATCAAGGGTGAGTACGCCCAACAACTGGGGCGCTACGCACTGGGCATGCAGGACATGACGGAGCGTGCTGCAGCCACGATCAAGCGCAGCAACAACGAAGCGTCGATGCTGAATCAAACCATGTCGAAGCTGACGATCCCGTCGTTCGGCTGGCGTGCACAGACCTACGGGGCGCAGCTTGCATCTGCACAGGCTGACTACACCAGCTCTGTGATCAGCCTGAGCAAGCCGTACCGCGAAGAGATCTACTTCGATCCGCTCAAGCCGATCAAGGGACTGAAGCCTGAGTACATCGGGCCAACACAGCCGTCAACTGGCAACTTGGGCTTCACGATTGGCAATGCCATCTTGGGCGGCGTGCAAGGTGCAATGAACTTCAGCTACATGAACAAGGCTGGTCAGCTCAGCTTCTATTGATATACACTTGACACCGTACAAGTGTATGTCACATGGCACGTCTCCAAGGCGAAGAGCTGCTCAACTACCTCAAGGCAAATGAGGGTGTGGAGCTGGAAACTCTTATTGAAGGTGCTGGCTACACTGCCAGCCGCGGTGGTCGGCGCACGCTGCAGAAGTCAAAGTTCTTCGCTGCCTTCAGCCAAGCGAACGGCTATGACCTTGGCTCCTTCACCGTGAACATGCCTGAAGGGCTGGGCAAGGAGCCCACCTACCGCCTCAAGGTGGGACCCAAGGGCTTGATCCCCGTCAGCCGGGCCTACACCACACAGATCGGCCTGAACCACGGGGACTACGTGAACGTCGAGATTGATGGCGACTGCATCGTTCTGGTCAAAGAAGACGCCAACGACAAAGGAGAAGAAAAGGTGGCAGCTTGACCTTGGCACTTGCCATGCGTCAACAGCTTTTTAGCCTTGAATCGGTGAAAGCCGAGGTCTACCGGAGGGGGTCACACCCCCTCTTTTGCTGATGACGATCAAAGACGTCCAATTCACTGACCAGCGCTGGCTGGAGTTCTGGGACAACTACGAGGGCCTCGAGCACCAGATGCGTGCCGTTGTCAAACTCGGCTGGCAAATCAAGCAAGCAGATCCGTGCCTGCTGGCAGAAAACGCCGACTGGGTTGAGGAATGGCGCAGCCCGGCAGACATTGAAAACACCTGGGCTGGGATTGAAGGCGCGGCGAAGAAGCACGGCGCCAAGTATCCAGAACTTGTCGCTGCTCAGTGGGCCCTCGAGTCAGGCCGTGGCAAGCACATGTCTGGCCGAAAGAACCCATTCGGACTGAAGGGGCCTGGCACCAGCAAGCAAACCCAGGAGGTGGTGAACGGCAAGACCATCACGATCCAGGACTCGTTCATCGACTTCCCGTCCTTTGACGCGGCAGTGAAGTATCTGGTCAAGCGGTGGTACCTCGACTGGAAACAACACAAAGGCGTCAACCACGCGTCCAACCGCAACGAGGCAGCAAAGGATCTGCAGCGCCAGGGGTACGCAACCCTGCCCGTGTATGCCGATCGCCTGATCGCTCTGATGAACCAGGAGCGTCCGGTGCAAGGGGAGGCATTGCCACGCAATCCGCTGAACGTGCGCTGGCAGAGCCAGAACGACAACAAGAGCGGCACCGGCTACCGCGAGTGCTTCTCCTCCAGCTGCGCCATGCTCGCCATGTTCTGGGGCAAGGTCGTGGGCGATGACGCCTACAACGCGATCCGGGCCAAGTTCGGAGACACCACCAGCGCCCAGGCACAGTTGGCAGCGCTGCGCTCGCTTGGCCTGCGGGCTGACTTCCACACCGATGGCAACCCACGGCTGCTGGAGCAAGAGATTGATGCGGGCCGGCCCGTTGCAGTGGGCTGGCTGCACAAGGGGCCTGTGTCATCCCCCAGTGGCAGCGGCCATTGGTCAGTGATTATCGGCTACACCGACATTGCCTGGATCCACAACGATCCCAATGGCGAGGCCTCTTTGGTTGGCGGCGGCTACCTCAACACCAGCAAGGGAGCTGGCATTGCCTACAGCCGCAAGAACTGGAACCCACGCTGGATGCCTGGTGGCTCTGGCGGCTGGTATCTCACCTGCAAGCCATGAAGCGAGAACGACTGCACCTCAGCGTCTACACCAGCGTGGAGACAGGCGTTGACTGGAACGGGCGGTACTACATCGCCTGCACCAGCAGAGCCAGCATGTTCTTCCGCTGCCCTAAGGAAGCACGGAAGTGGCTGAAGCTTCCTGCCAAGATCCCCTCCCGTGAGGCCTACGACAGCTGGATCGCTTCGCTTGAGGCTGCTGACCAGGAACGTGTCAGCAAAAAGGCCGAACCTTTAACAAGAGAGGCGCCTATTGAACAAACGTCGCCCAACCTTTTACAAGAGCTGCTGGCCACAGGGTTCGGCCCCGAGTGCCACCTGGACGAGAGCGACCCCAACCACCAGACCAAGATGATCACCTAGCCCTGTGAGCTTCCCAGGCCTCGCCCAGGTTCTCGGAGGCTTCATGGGCGAACCATCTGGCGATCACCGTCTGTTGATGCCAGAGAGTGTTCAGCAGCATGGCGGTGTTGAAGAGCCCCTCGTAGTCCTCTGACTCGAATAGGTCGAGCAGTGTCCGCTTGGTTGCTTCCTGCCTGAACTCCAGCTCTTGGCCGACAACAAAGGGTTGCACGACCTACCTCTTGACCATTGGGCTGACGATCCCAGCCAGCACTTCAATAGCCCGGTACACCTTCACCGCAAGCCTGCGGTAGTTGCTCAATGCTTCATTGTCCTTTGGCGTTGGGGTCATGTTCACGATGACCAGTGCAACACCATGGACTGCCACTGCAAGAGCGACGTAATCACTGATGCGATCCACTGCTGTAGGGCGTCTGAATCAACCCTACTTAATCCTTGACATCTGGCAAGGTTCCGTGTTCCAGCCTGCGGATGCGCACCTCATGATCACGCAGGTCGTCTTCCAACAGACGAATATCCTTCTGCAATTCAGATCGAAGGAGTCGCACCTCGTTGAGGATTGCATCCATCCCTCGCTTCATGGAGCCGTGCTCCACAGCCATCTTCCATAGGGCGCCTGTTGCAGCTACCCCAACAACAGATGCGACCTCAAGCACGGTGCTGCAAAAGCTATGAGCAGCGTACCGACTTGAGGCCGCAGATCTAGGCTTCAACCAATGATCGCAGCGCCTGTCACCCCACCGCTGAACTCGATGGTGTCCACCAAAGGCGGCTCAGGCTGCGGCTCCCACTGGCTGTAATCCGGCCCAGTGACATAAGCCGCCAGCTCTTCCGTCGTGGTGGTGGCCTGGATGGCGGCGATCTTCTGGCCGGACAGCAGGCGGATCTCCTGGCGCCGGTCCTTGACCGCCTGCGACATGACCACACCGTTGTCTGCTTCGCGGATCACCATCCAGTCGGTGGGCTGCAGCAGGGTGCCAGCAGTGGTCCGGGTCTGATCGCACCACTGCTCAACGAGCTGAGCGTGGTCTTTCCAGATCAGGGTGCCGTCTTCCGAGTAGCCCCATGCAAATCTCTGGTCCCAGGTCGGAGGGTCAGGCACTTCCGTCACACCTGCTGCTTCGCGCTCCTCCGGTGTCGCCAAGCGCAAAAAGTTGGCGGGTCGAAGAATCCCGTGGACATCAGTGAAGGCCACGTCGGGAGACAGTGGCTTGCCGTCTAGAAGGAACATGGCTGGGGGTGCGGTGTTACATGGGGCGTGGCCCAGAAGGCTTGTTCACTACGAGTCCGGGGTTTGTGTCATCGGGCGCGGGCGTAGGCGAAGGGGTGTTCAGCAAAGGCGGCGTAGACGTATGTAGCGTCAGGAGAGTTGATCACATAGCGGCTTGCCTTAGGCTTGAAGCCATTAGAAAGCAAGTCCATCTCAGTAGCAAGTACGTAATGATCCTCTGGATTAGCTTTGCTTGGATACAGCGAATTATTGTTTGCGTTGTAACCGCTTCTGGCCGCATCAAAGATGGCCCAGTCTGAGTTGCCGCCAATGGCAGTTGTTTGCTTTACGAGGACCCACCTCGGCCTAAACCCGGTATAAACAAAGGGACCGTCAGTTTCGCTGCCATTTCCGGTGTAACTACCAAAGGCGCTGTAGCCCGAGACTGGGGAGAAGCAGTAGGCGACGTAATTATTGCTTGACCCGTTGACGACGGTTGTATTTGTGTCGCCGTAATTGACAGTGAAAGTTGTTGATGTGAAGTCGCTCTTGTTAAGCCCTAAGAATCCAGCCGTTGATGCGTCAACGCTTGTGTTCAGATTCAGGCATCTGTTGCTATCAATGCCTGCATGTGCGACAGCCCAATTAACAGCATTGCTGCGGTTTTTGACAATGATCATTGATGGCGTTACGCCGAGCCCATGTCCAACAGTGCCGGTGCCGCCCGTCCCCGTATAAGTAACCACTGAGAACCCCGCACTAGCATTAGCCCTCACCTGAGAAGTGATGCTGCCTTGTGTGTTGGTGACTGTTGATGAACCGGCGTCCCAGCACCAGGCGGCGTAGGATTGAGTGTTTTCGTTTACATAGGCGTAAGTTGTATCAGCGCCAAGACTGAACCCTGCTGAGTCAAACGAAGCAAGGCTATTAGTCGCTCCAGTCCGCTCTGTATTAGTTTGATTACTTACAAGAATGTTGCCCACTCCTCGTATAACATCAAATAAGGCGTGGTTGCGAGCAGTAGGCGTAGATGCGCGACTCTTAACCCACACCAAGTCAGGCGAGAAGTTCAGCCCACTAATGGCCTGCGTTGAGCCATTGCCGGTGTAGAGCTTCACGTCCATCGCCGTGGCACCGTTGGCAATCGTCGGCGTCGGCAGGTTGGCGGTGCAGAGTGCCTTATAACCAGACGGCGCTGTTGCTGCAAAAGCTCGCTGGCCAGCATTCAGGATTGAAGTTGCTCCAGCTCCGCCAGTCACATACGGGAAATAAGGTTCAGTAGAGCCAATGTGCGCAGATGTTAGCCACGTTGTCCAAGATCCTGAATCCGTGATGTTGATATATTGAACAGAGCGCGAGCCAGTTCTGAACCCGTAGGTTTTACCAGATGCAACGGTAATTACGTTTGCTGTGCCATCTGCCTTCTGAACACCTGCGTCTGTTATACCTCCCGTAGTCGTGATCTCCCAGTAACACTGATAATCAAATACGTTCTGAGTGCCGCGTGCTTGACTTGCTGCTACATTTAGGTTTCCATTTGATAGCCCACTGCTGTAAACAAGTGGATTCCAAGTGCAATAATTCCCCACCACAGTCCCACCCGCGCCGGAGTCTGTTTGACCGCTGATCTGGCTGGGGGAGTCTACGAGGCTGTCGTTTCCTGCACCTGCCGCGACCGAAATGTTAAACGGCGTCCAGTTGTTCCCGTTGCCAGAAGTGTCCTTCCCTAATGCGGCGGCAGTTGCTGCACTGTTGTCGGCAAAGTCGAGGTGGAAACCATTCGTACCGTAGCTGCCGCCGCTAAATGCCTTGGGCTGCCAGACACCATTGGCATCGAACTCCCCGAAGCTGCTGGGGGTTAGGGCTTGGCCGTCGATGAAGTGGATGTCGGCAAGGTAGCCATCTTGATGCCAAATAAAAGATGAACCATCTGTCGTTCTGCCCCCGATAACATGGATACCAGCAGCATTTACGCCTAAGTCGCTATTCTGAGCAACATTTGCGCTAACATTGTCTAATTGGAACTGCGTAACTTGCACCCCGTTGACGTAGATCTTTATTCTGTTAGCAGCAGTAGCCTGCGTGGTATCTACGGCGAGTGCGATGTGATACCAGCCAGCAACATCTCTGAATGTTTGCTGGGTAAATAAGAGGGACGCAGCTCCAGTCCCTAGCGCCAATTTAGCCGGATAAGCTCCATTGGCCCCATCAAAAAAATAAAACTGTAGAAAGCCGGTGGCATTTGTTGCTGTCCAAGCGGTGAAAAGGGCTTGGTTTGCGCCAGACAACGCACTCCTCTTCACCCACCCCGCCCAGGTCCACGTTTTACGATTCCCGGCAGATGATGGCGTCCGGGACAAGTAGGCACTGTCACTACTATTGAAACGAAGGGATCTGGGAATGGTGTACCCACCGCCACCTTCCTGACCCAGAAGCAGGTCACTTTGGATCATGCTCATTTCACGTCACCAATAAAGCGAGCAGTGATGCGAGTTGCTGACTCAACATAGTAAGCAATAATATCAACAGCATTAGCAGCAGTAGTAAGGGTCGGAACTGTACCCCCAGGAAACTTCCAATGACTGCCGAAAGAGAGTGTCCTACCACCAGTAGTATCCTGCTTAATAATGAAAACACCACTTTGCCCGTTAGCAGATCCCAAGTAAGTAGGATTGGCTAGTGTTCGGTTCCCACCAAGAGTTACAGAGAAGTTGTTACCATTTGCAAGATCCGCTGTAATAGTTGCGGAATCGGTGAGTGTGTTGATAGCGCCACGCTGACCGGCGGTGAATGTTTGAGCGACGTTAGTCTTGGCCGTGTCTGCGTCATATGACTGCACGGTGGTGCCGATGGCGCTTGTCGCTAGGTAGCCGCTCATCGCGGCCTGTGTTTGGTAGGTGCTGGAGGCAGCGGCTGTGGTCAGATAGGTGCTGGCTGCAGTTGCCGCATCCAGGTAGCCAGTGACGGTTGAGCCATTCGGGATCGTCACTGGGCCAGTGAACGCCCCATTGCCGGCTGCATCAAAGGTCAGCCGAGCAACGCCACCTGTGATCAGAGCCAGCTCGTTGGCGCCCAGCCGGCCCATGCCGGTGTCAGGGTCTCCATCGAAGGCGTAGCCCGGTGTCGCGGCCAATGCACTGTCGTCACCACGGAGCTGGCCAGTCAACGTCCCGCCCGACTGCTTCAGGTAGCGGGTGTCTGAGTCAGAGGCGAAGTAGCCAAACCACACCCAGCTACTGGTGGCAGCGCTGTACTGGATGCGAGCACTGAGGCCTGGGTCGCCAACAAAGCCTGGTGGCAACCCATTTAATGGCGTGAAGCTCTGGATCCCGGTTGAGTCAGTGACCTGGATGGCCTGGCCGCCAGTGGGAGAAACCGGGATGGCCGCCACGTTGGCGACAGGCGTGAACACAGCCGAGGTGCTGATCGCCGTGATGGCACTGTCCGCCTTGGCATCGGCAGCTGCAGCAACAGACGAGGCAGACGCCGCCGTAGAGGAGGCATTGTTCGCCGTTGAGACCGCCGCCGCGCTTTGGCTAAGTGCAGTGTTGCTTTGGGATAGGGCAGTGGCGGCGTTTGCCGCGGCCGTCGATGCCGTAGATGAGGCTGCGTTGGCCGTGCTGGTCGCCGCTGCCGCCGAAGCTGCGGCGCTGTTGGCCGTGGCAGTAGCCGCCGTCGCAGCGGTGGAGGCACTTGTCGCCGTTGCACTGGCGGCTGCCGCCACTACTGCTGACTGATCGCCTTGGTCGTAGCGCTCTTGGTTGAGATAGGTATTGAAGAGCGTATCGTCATTTAGCTGATCAGCCGTCAACAGTGAAGACGACTGGAAGGTGACGTATGCAGAAGTTGATGGAGTGATGCGCTGCACCTTGATCCAATCGCCTGCTGCAATGCCAGTTACAAGACGAGCAACGGTGCCAGCACTTACAAAGTTCCATTGAGATGGGCGCGTCAGCTCCGTCCAGGTTGAGCCCTGGTTGGAGCTCTTGTACACATGAATGTGCGAAGGCTCCAGGTAGGCAATGGGATTGCCAGTAGGTGAAGTCAGTGCGAAATCAATGGTGCCAGCGGCAGCGCCCGTGTAGACGTTCCCGCTGTATGTGAACGATGGCGCGGACATAGTGCGCTAGACACTCTTGCCTAAGCTAACGCTAGAAGCCTCTACGAGCACGCTCAAAGAGTGCATCGAGCTGCGACAAGTCTTGCTCGTATGACAAGTCATTCTGACGCGCCTTTTGCCTTGCAGTCTCAAGGAATGACCGACGCTGCAGCAGGCTGGTGTTGCGCATCGACAGGTTGTCCAGTGCCTGATTCATGTACTGGCTCTTGACCCTGCTGAACTCCGACTGAACGCCGTCACGCAGCTCTACCAGCGAACCGTTCTTATTCCTGATGTACGACTGCACCTCAGCCGTTCCGTGAAACCTGTTTACCCACTCAGCAAACGTCAAGCCATTTAGCCTGATGCCAGCCATCTCCTGGTTCAGCGCCTGCTGCTCAGCATTCGTCAAGCGCAATCCCTGCGGCTTGGCCTCTGAATAGCTGCCCATGATCTCGAAGATCTTCGTCCACGTCTGGTCAGCGCTCTTCTGACCACGAGGCAAGAACGGAATTGCCATCTGGAACGGGTTCAAGCCCGTCGTACCCATACCTGGGTAGACCGGGACAGGCAGACCAGTGACCTGATCAATCAGGTTCGGAGCGGTCGTCACGCCAGGAAGGCGATCAGCAAAGCGAGCCAGGATGCCCGTGCCAAGGCTGTCCTCATGGACGCGCATCACCTCAGCGAACGAAGCGCCGGCATAAGCCTTGCGGTAGGGATCAGTGGCCTTGTCGATGAAGTTCAGCAGGCTGCCAAATGGCGTCTGCGTTGCCACGTAGTTCTGCACTGCCCGTGCCTTCAGCACACCGGTGTCGGTGTCACCGAACGCAGCACCCATCAGGTCATCAATGCCCTTCAGGAATGACGCCTGATACAAGCCGGACACAGCGATGCCAGCAATCGTGTACATCGCCTCGTCTTTCTCTGCATCGCTGATCTCTCCGCTGTACTGAGCGACGTCGGCCACCATGCGCATCACCACGGCGACCGGCTCACCAAAGCGATCAAATGGCATTGCCCCGAAGGGCGTCATCACTGAGTACGGAGTACGACCCTGCTCAGCCAACGCACGCTCCCAAGCACGCTGCTGATCGCTGGCCTTGCCTCCCTTGCTCCAGCGTCCAGGGCCACCACCAATGATCTGCCCGTTCATCACGCCGCCGTAGATCGTTGCGGCCAGAGCCCCGGTCATGGCGATCTGCCCAGCCACGCGGAAGCTCTCGCCAGGGTCACGCCGCAGCTCATCGAGGATGGCCAGGTGTGCCTTGGTGGGATCGGCCATCACGAGCTGACCAGCCTTCATCGCAGCACCCAGGCCAGTGGACTCGTAAAAGCCCTGCTTGAGAATGTTCAACGGCGTCCGCACGAACGGCACGAACGGTTTGATCATCGGGAACTTCGTGTTGATCTTCGTCACCCAGCTGGCAAAGCTGTTCTCTTCCTGGAACGTGGCGACATTGGCCTCGTCGCGCACCGCCATCGCGTAGTCGTACACGCGCTGCACGGCGTACTTGTCCTTTGGATCAGGAGCATCGAGGCGAAATGCCTTGCCGAACTCCTGATCGATGAAGCCCTTCAACGCAGCCTTGTCTGTCAGGTCCGCTCCGGCCTTCGCTGCGGACTCAACACCGCGTGCTGCCACCTCGCCACGCACCACCAAGTGCTTGACGAACTCATCACTGCCGAGCAGCGCACGGCTGGGCAAGCGCACGATCCGCCCAAGCGTGTCGAACATCTCCGCGTATTGATCTGCCTGCTGATCCCAGCCACGGCGAGCAGCCATCTCAGTCATGGCTGCCCCGGTAATCGCACGGCCCTTGGCAAGCTCCGTCGTTCCGGTCAGCGGGGCGTAGATGCTCTGCTCTGTCTTGAAGGCATTCCACGCGAGCTTGGTGCCATCGTTCAGCGCCGTGTACATCGCGCTCAACGTCGCACCAGCTTCCGCCGCGGCCTGCTGAGCAAACTCCTTGCCTGGCAGCCCGGCGATCTCGTAGGCCTTGGCGGTCATGAACTGAGCCATCGGACGCGCTACAGCCCAGGTCACGCTCAGTGCGTTGGTGGCAATCGTTGCCGGGCTCGAGAGCAGGCCGTTTACCCAAACCTCATTCCACGCACTGCCAGCCAGCTCAATCGAGCTGCTGATGCGGAATGCCTTGAGCGGGCTGTCAGCGAACTTCACCCGCTTGGCCAAAGTCACCAGGTCGTTAATCGCATCGACGTACTGCGCAGGGTCCTGCATCTTTGCGGCGATCTGCTGAAAGGCATCACCCATCGCCTGGGTCATTCCTTCAGTCACGCCTGACTCGGCAATCTCCTGGGTGTTCCGCCGAATCACTTCAGGGCCAGCATTCCGCAAACCCTGAGCGCGAACAGCACGGCCGTAACCCTGATCCCAGCCGAGCACAAACCCAGCGAAGCGGCTGGCGTGCTGCATCTGGCTGGCCAGGAACAAACCCTCCTGCGTAGCCGCCTCGCCAGCATTCACCTTCAGCAGGAAGTTGTCAGCAGCTTGCTGCAGGCCACCACCGACAGACTGGAGATAGGTCTTGGTGACAGCAGCAGCCATGCCCTGTTCCTCAGCGCCAAGCTTCCCGAGGCCGAACACGTCGGTGCCCGCCTTCTTGCTGGCAGCCTTGAGTGGAGTGATCCATCCCTCCTTGATGTAATACTCCGTCAGCTGCTCCCAATCCATCGGGAGCGTGTTGCGCAACAAGACCTGATAGTCACTCATCCACTGCGCATCAAAGCCCTTGCGAGGCTTGATGTTGTTGTCGAACTCATTGGCCTGGCGCAGCACCTGACCCAAGATCCCGCCACGATCATTGGCCTCTGTGCGCTCAATGAAATTGGGCGAAGCGTTAGGAGAACAGAAGGCCATCAGAGGTAATCGCAGAGTTTGCCGTCATCGATAAAGCTCATCGCTTCTCGCGTGAGGTCATCGACGAGTTTCTTGGCTCTTGCTTCTGGAGCAAGAAGCTTCATTTGCGTATCTAGCTTGTCGGCCAGATTGCGCAATGCACGCAGCTTGGGGCTGCCCTTCAAGTCGCCAGCGTCTTGCAACACCCGCTGGATACCCTCACCCAACGCTTTCATGTCGCCCTGGGTGAGTTCAAAGGTCCGCTTCTGCGGGCCAAGCTCATTGATGTTGAAGAACGCGGTCTCACCACGACGCTTGAGCCAGGCGTCATCAAGCAAACCGTCAAGCTGCGGCAAGATGCCCTGCACTGCGCTGATCTGTGCATCGGTCAGCTTGATCTTGCCCACAATGTCGGAATCGAAGACAGGCACACCGACCTGCACATTGATCGCTTCGTCCATTGCGTCAGCCTCCATCTGACGAGCACGAGCCAACAGTGCATCGCGGTCTTTGCGCAGCTGCTGATCGGCAAGCTTGCGTGCTGCCTTCTGTGTGGTCGTCTTGCCAATCAACTCACCAGTGGAGTCATACACTTCCCAGCCACGTCCAATCTCTGCACGTATGACGTCAGGTGGTTGAACGGTGTCAAGTGTTGTGCCCAGCATTTCACGAACGACCTGTTCATCCGTCATCTGCCCAGCCACCTGCATCAGCTCCGCCTCTGTCAGCCGTAACTCCTCTGCTGCATCGAGACGGTCCACCTCATCAGCAGCGGCCGCGGCTTCCTCAGCAGCAAGACGGATCGCAGGGTCCTGCTCCATCTCCGCTAGGCGTGCGCTCTGCTGCACATCCACATCAATCGGCTGCTCCTGCTGCGCAGCCTTGAAGCTCTCAGCAACGTCCACCAGCTCAGTGTTGAACTGAGTCAGCTCATCCACCTGGTCGATTGCCTCGACCTGCTTAAGCACTGCAGTGGAGCGGTCAAACTCAGCCGCTGCAGCACGGTTGAACCGGATCTGGAACGTATCTGGATCAATGCTGGCCCACCCCTCCTGCAGGCCACGGTCGTAGATGAAATTGGTCCAGATAGCATCCACGCCATTGGGCATCCCCATCTCATTGAGCTGAGGCGGGAAGCTCCGCAGATACTCCAACGCATCAACACGGGTCCGCGGCACGAGCTGCTTGATGCTGTTCGACATGCGCGTGAACACACCGTCAGCACCTTCGACAAAGGTGAGCTCCTCCATCTGACGGATCACGCGCATCGCGTCCTGCGCAAAGCCGCTGCGGATTGTCTGCGGCGTGACGACAGGCTCCGGTGGCCGCGGCACCGCGGAGCCGAGGTCACGCACCGTGACGGGCACCATCCCTGGGGTCACCGGAGCCGGCAGGCCACCACCGGCACCAAGCAGGCCTGCAGGAGTTGCGCCGGGCTGGCCCACCTGCCCCTCTGCAGCGCCAAGCTGCGGCGTCTGTAAACCGGTGCCCGGCAGTGCCATGGGCTCCGGTGCACCGGTCAGCGTGCGTCCACCAGCTGCACGCATGGCCGCCTCGTCAAAGGCCCCCTGCGTCATGCCAGCCACAGGCGAAGGCATGCCCGCGGCCTGTGCAGCCTCCATCGCTGCAGCCTGCTGCTGCATGCGGTTGTCCATGAACTGCTGCAGATCGGCCTGGCCCTGCGTCAAACCCGCCTGCTGATCAGCCACCGACCGCTGGAAGTTCAGCGTGTCAAACAGCTCGTCCGTCGTCAGACGGCCAGGTGGCAGCATCGGGAAAGCAGTGCGGCCAATGCTGTCGCCAATCTCCTGCGAAGAACCACCGAGCCGGCGGAGCATCTCCGCTTTGACGTTGGCGCTGCCGGCCTTGAACTCCTTCGCATATCTGTACACCCTGTACATATCAAAGGCAGCGTTAAGCGGGGCCGCCATCGCAATGCCCTCGATCATCTGCTTGAACTTCCGCGTCAGCGCGTTGTCCTCCGCCACGGTCGCCAGCGGCGAGCCGATCGCTTGCGCCAACGGGTTATCGAACGTCGCCAGGAAGTCCGAGAACGTCTCGTCCATCTCGGCGTCGCCTTCGCCGTAGACGTTGAACGCGACGAAGGCATCCCAGGCCAGGGCCTCACCAAGCGTCTTGATCTTCTGCCCCGTGCTCACCTTGCCCAGCTGCGTCAGTGCAGCCGTGCTCTTCTTCACGTTGTCGAACCAGTTAGCGACACCCGTGAGCTCGGCCTTGCCGCCAGCGATGGCACGGCCCACGTCGTCGTAGGTGGCCAGCAGCCAGTCGTGACGCATCACGTCATCGAGCAGCTTGGCGTCCTTCGATGCGCTGGGGACTGTGCGCCGGAGCGACTGCAGCGCTCCGAGCGTGTCAGCAGTGCCATCAACAGCAGTCAGGCCCTTGTACGCCTTGCTCACCTTGTCGATGCCACCGAGCGCAGCTGACGCACCGCGACCGACAACAGGCACACGAGATGCCGCCTTGAGCGGCAGCACCACGCCCTTGGCTGCCACCTTGGGCAGAGTCAGCAGGCTCACGCCAACACGCACCACGTTGCTGACCAGCTGACCGGCTTGGCTCTGTGGCTCAAACGTCGTGCGACGCCACTTCGTCCAAGGGTTATCGCTGTCGTCCATCACCTGGTCGAGCTTGAACCCCTTGCCCGCCACGTACTCCTGTGACTGCACCGCAAGGTCGCCAAGACCAGCAGCAAGGTCCAGGTAATCCGTCACCAGGGCGGTGCCGGCATTGGCGGCGATGTTGAACGCCTCCCCAATGGGATTCTCGGCAAACAGAGGACGCTTCTCAGCGTTCTGATTGGTCAGTGCCTCGCCCGCTTGCATGCCCATCTGGGCATCACGGCGATCAAAGAACTTGCTCTGCTCGAGCGGGTCAGTACCCACCGCAGGTAGTGCGTTGGCAGAAGCAACCGGCTGCAGCGGATCGTCATAGACCCAGCGACCGGTAGTGGCGTCGTAACGAGCTGGCATCAGAGTCTCCGCTTGTAGTCCCAGGTCCCTGCTCGGGACCGTTGATCCCGCAGCAGTCGCTGGTAGTTGTTGCCAAAACCGCCTGCCTCAAGGCGCCCTGTAGCGGGATTGATGTACGAATCAGCTCGCGCTTTGGCGATGGCCTCGACAGTCGCGCCTTGTCGAAGGATCTGCGGCAACCGCTTTACGAAATCAGGCACAGCCTCAGGTGCTTGCACTTTCAAATCCAGCACGTTGAACAAGATGCGGTGGAACCCAGCACTATTTCGTGGGAGCCCAGCGCGAGCAAGGATTGGAACCACAGATGAAGTGGTCTGAGTCAAGATGCCGGCCCAACGCTTATCACTGGCCTGAGGGCTGCCGCCCTGCTGGCCGCTCACAGTCCCGACGTTCCATGCGCCGTTTCCAGGGTCACGATGGCCGTAGTAAGCCTTGGTGTAACCGCCGTTCGGCGTGCGAGTCCCCTCGTTAATCCCAATCGCAACGAACAAGGGGTGCATGTCACTGCTGATCGCCAGCGGCACAGGCTTAACCGGCACGGTTGCCGCGGTCTGAGGCAGGACTGGCGTTGTTACACCCAAAGCGCGAGCAGCACGGCCCGGCAGTTTCATCAGCTCAGCCAAGATCGAGATGTTCTCGAGCCCAACGACCTGCGGTTGTTCACGCTTCTGCGCCGTAGGACCTGGCATCTCACCAGCCGCTGCTGGGGATGCGCCGACCAGCAGGTTGAGCGCACCGCCAATCAGCTGTTCGCCCATGTTCTGCTGCGGTTGCGCAGACGTTTGCTGCGGTTTGACAGCTGATTGCCCCTTCTGCGAAGACTGCTGCTGCTGATACTGGCGGTAGCGCTCAGATGTACCTGTCTTCTCAGACAACCACTGGAGCACTCCGCCAGCCTTGCGCAGCAACACCAAGCCAGGGTTGTTGTCAGCACGAAGGATGCCTGGCTGTGGAGCAACGCTGGACTGATCTGCACCCTTCACCGAACGCATTGTTTCCCGATAAGCCTTGGCTGGATCAGGGAACACCTGGCGCTGGCCGCCCTTGCCGTCATCTTCTGTGGCGCTCTTCATCCTGTTGAGGAAGTAGCGCTGAACCCCGACGTAATCGTTCCTGTAACCCTGCTGCACAGCACGCTGACGCACCGCTTCAGGGAACACGTCAACGGTGGGCTTGCCGCCGTTGCGAGCCAGGTTCTGCCGCACCGCATCCAGTTCACCGGTAACGACCTGAGCAAACGACTGCGGCCGCTCACGTGCGGCGGCTCCAACCCTTTGCATGGTTGAGCGGGTGTATGCGTCCAACTCGTTGCGGAAGATCGCTGTCACCTCATCGGCTGACGGGGCCTTGCCCTGCTCCCGCATCTGCTGAACACGCTGTTCCGTCATCCGCGTGGCGGCGATTGCTGCACTGCGGGCAGCCGTCTCAGCATCTGGAGTGCCAACACCCTGATTCAGCCTGCCCTCTGCTTTCGCCTTGGCATACACCTGGGCGATCGACTCCCCGGCCTGGTCGATCTCAAGAGCGTTGTACTGGCGTGCAGCGGCGATCGAACGTGCCTCTTGATTCGGCTCGCCCTGCACCTGCGGCGCAAACTTCAACCGCTGCTCCCATGTCAGGCCAGGTGCGTTCAGCACCATGTCCTTCTTCTGCTGGTAGTTCAATCCATCCTTGTTGAGCTCCATCTGCAGCAAAGCCATCGTCTGCTGCTGTGCATCTGTTGGTTGATCCGCAATCCCGCTGGCCTGATTCAACATCGAATAGGCCTGCATCATCTGCCGCGGGTCGCTGAACACGGCCGGCAGCTGTGCTGCTGCCTGAGCACGCACCGCATCAGATGCACCGGGCTGCATTGCCTGCTGGAACAGTGGCATCGTCTGCTTCCACCGTTCGTCCTCTTCCAACTTGTCGCGTAGAGGCTTCAGCTTCAGGCGCAACTCAGCCAGCTTGGAACCAAGCGTGCTGCCATCGCCAAAGCTCATCTCGCCAAGCGACTGCCCAGACTTGAGCTTGACGCTGGACTGCGACAACGCAGTCATCGTTGCCAGCAAGCTGTCAGCAGCATCAACGTCTGCCAGCTCGCCCATCTGCAGCAGCTCGTTGTACTTCGCTGTGAAGCCCTGCCACGTGATGTCGAGGATCTGCTGAGGCGTCCGCGTCTCCTGCCACTGAGTGGAGTTGCGTGTCCACCACTCATCTAACCCCTCAGCGAAGTCTTGATAGCGGTTGTTCGCAACTGCCTGTCCCCTGCGCGTGGTGAGCTCCGACATGACGGAGCCGAAGCCTCGCGCCATTGCGTCGCTGTCGCGCTTATCAAGCGCTTCAAGCTGCTTTTGATAGGCGAACGCTTTGACCGCACCATTGATCTGCTGGATCTCAGGTATGCGCGTACCGAGCCATTCAGGATCGATCGTCTGGAAGCCAGCGGCCTGACCTGCCTGCTCCTCGAGCTCCTTGAACCGAAGCGCCTTGGTCTTGGCAAACTCCGCCTCAGATACGCCCGCTGGTGGAGCGCTCGTCAGAACAGGATCGCGGCTGACCAGCACAGGCAGCGTCTTCTGATACTGCTCAAAGCCAGCGTTGACGATCGACTCATTTACGAAGTCTCTCGTCTGCGGACGCAGCGAACTAATGAAGGCCTTCGCCTCATCGTCACCACGCCGATAGGCATCCAGCACTTCTGGCTGGGCCATGATCTTGGCCCGTTCCTGCGCAACTTGCCCACTGACGTAGGCGTCGTACACCGGCTTGGCCGTCTTGACGAAGTTGTCGAGGAACTGAGAGATCTGCTGAAACGGCAGAGCAGCGTTCCGCCCGGCCTGCTCAGGCGAGCGGTAGTCGCGTAACGGACCACTAGGCCCGACGTTCACGATCTGGCGCTCACCGCTGTACATCAGCTGTCCGTTCGTCCGTTGGTTGCGAAGTTCTTGGCGGTCTCCGGGTCAGCGAAGAACCGCACGATCTGTTGCGACGTGCAGCGCCAGATCGCCATGTAGACGTGCGCAGGATCGGTGTCCTCTACACGCCAGACATTGGGAGCAATCTGGCTGGCGACCATCAGTAGCCCTTCTTGCCGCCGCCCTTAGAGCCCTTGCCCTTACAGCCTTTGCCTGCCATTGCTTGAATGGTGTCAAGTACATCCCGAGGGTAGCTCTGTGTCACGCGCTTCGGAAGAGTTCCTAGCCCAAATACATGGGCTAGTTGGCGAGAGCATTAAAGAAATGCTCCAGTCGGATGATCCACGTGAGCGCCTTGCCGGCATACAAGCAGGGATGCGTTTCCTTAAGGACAACAACATCACGACAACTATCGAAGCGTCTGTCCCGATTCAAGACATACGCGCAGCGATGCCTACTCCAGAAGAGCTGGAGCGACTGATGACAATGACACCAGACTGATGCTCACCATCGACTGCCTTGAACCTGAACTGATCCAGGTCTGCCTGACAGAGGACGGGTTCACCAACTGCTGCTACGTCACCAGCCACCACCTCACGGCGGAGAAAGAACAGCAGCTCCGTACCGCCAACCTTCGTGACGCACTGGAGGCACTTCAGTAATGGCCGTGAAATCCAAGACCGGCACCGGGGCCGTACCCCGCAAGGAGCCGGTGCATCACAAGACAACTCAAGGCAGTGGCCGCGGCAGCAAGCCAAAGCCCGGCCGCAAGGCATACCGCGGACAAGGCCGCTAGCTCACCTTCCAGGGCATCTGCCCCCACTTGGCCACCAGCCCGGTGTACAACCCGTGGCTGGGGTGGCAATCGTGCTGCCGCCCGTCCAGGCGGTAGAGCTTGTCCAGCCACTCCAGCCGGCACTCATCTTCACGGCGCCACTTCGGGTCGTAGGTCATACAAACAGTTGCCATGTGGCAAGGCTAGATCCAGCTGTGAGCGCCGCCAGCGTCAGCCATGCGCGCCTGTTCGATGGACATGCCCATGGCAGCGCGATCAGCGGTCATGAGCACACGGCCGCGAAAGTCAGCCACCTCAGCCTCGAGGAGCTCCTGCAAGCGGGCTTGCTGCTGTGTGCGTTGGTCTTGTGCAGCTTGCTGCTGAAACCACTGGACGCACATGGCCCAGGCATCCAAGCGGTCATCGTGCAGGAGCGAGCCTCTGTCCGCCGTGAGGCGGGTCATTTGGTAGAAGAGGCTGTAGGAGCTGTCCTTGTCCTCGACAGCGGCCTTGAGGAGCTCTGCGTCGGCTTCAACGACCCTGCGGTCCACCACCATGCGATGCGTCTGCATCACAGGGGCCAGGGTGTCGATGATCCGTAGCTCCTTCCGCTGGTTGGAGCGGATCGGTTCCACCCGGCAGTTGGCATTGGCCTTCACCAGGAAGGGCTTGAGGAGCTGGGCGTAGACCTCGAGGCCACCGAAGTTGGTCTCGACCAGGATCTCGTTGACGTGGTGTTGTTTGGCCAGGGAGGCGATCTTCTCCCACAAGCTCTCGCCAACGCCCCCCAGACGTCCACCTGACTCCACCAGGTAGTAGTTGCCAGCCCATGCCTTGACGATGGCCCATGCGAACTCGTCAGAGCCCCCACCACTGGGGTCCAGGGCCATGACAGTGGGCACTTCTCCTGAGGGCACTGTGCCTTCAACTTGAGCGGGGCGGTAGAAGCGTGGGTCATGGGCCATACCCACACAGGGCAGGTCATCGAGGGCGAGGTATTTGGCCTTCTCGTAGACGACCACCTCAGGGAGGTGTTGATCGATGGTCGTGATCATCAGGTCAGCGCAGCGGAGTGGGTAGCGCTCGATGTCACTGAGGGTGGCGTCGAGGAGGAACTGGAGCTTCCACTGCATGGGCGACATGGAGAGCTCGCGTTGGAGCAGCTCGTCGTCGCTGAAACGGGTGTCTGTGGGGCGTCCGTTGGCCTGACCGACACGGCGTTCGATCAGCGCGGCTAGGGCGCCCTTGTAGGGGGTGGTGTCAGCTGGGACCCTGGCGGGCCACATGCGCATGTCGTAGTTGAGTTCGCGCTGCAGGGCGAAGTAGATCGAGTCGGTGCTGCTGTGTGGTGTACCGAGGTAGACGATCTCAGGCGTGGAGCCGGGCTTGAGGATGGCCTCGAGCTCGTTGAGGGAGCCACGGAGCTTCTCGCGCTGTACTTGGGTCAGACAGGTCTGTGGGGTCTCACAGTCGTCCACAAGGATGGTGCTGGCACGTGAGCCAGTGATCTGTCCTGTGATGCCTGCTGCGCGGACGCTGGGGCTTTGCTCGATGTTGCGACAGGTGCCGACATCGAAGTTAATACGGCTGTACCTGCCGTCATGGCTATCGGGCTCCATGTGCTTCAGCCAGGGCACCCGACCGATGGTTTGCAGCATCCAGGCGGTCATGGCCTCAGCGCGGGACATGGAGGCTGAGATCACCAGGATCTTCTCGTCGGGATCGTGGTACAGCTTCCACATGAGGTACATGGCGGAGAGGGTGCTCTTGCCACAACCACGGAAGGCAGCGATCACACGACGCTTGGGACCGTTCTCCAGGTAGTCACAGATCTGTAGCTGTACAGGTGTCGGTGCATCAGCCATCACCAGCTCACGCATCAACAGCGTGATGAACTGCGGTAGCGGTATGGCTTGCTGCATGAAAAAAGCCCCGGTCTCCCGAGGTTATTGAACGGTGTCAACTGTTGTGTGGTTTTGCGTCACCTGTGGGGTTGGCCACAAGTGACGCCCATGCCTCGCCAGGCCACAGCTTGCCGAGCCCTGCCTAGCCCTGCCAAGCCCTGACTGCCCATGAGGGCAGCAGGGAAGGGCCGAAGCCCCTCCGTGCTGCATTCACAGCCCATGCCTCGCCT